CACGCACATGCTCAAGGGACTCGACGTGGCGCCCAATCCGCTCGCGCAGAAACGGCATACAATCTTTTTTGTTTTAAGTTTAGTATGTGGCTGCTCCGTCGGGAGACGAATGGTAGTCACAACATGGAAGGATAGTTCAACGGTAGAACAGCACTTATAGTTGCCATTTGCCATAATGAATAGCAGACGCAGGTTCGACTCCTGCCCTTCCTCAACAAGTAAGTTTAACACTTTAATCACTGTAATATGAGTAATATCGCATTAACGGTTGATACTATCAACCAACTCAAGCCACTCGAAGTGGTAGAGAACGAGACTGTAAAAGCACGTTTCATTCAGATCTACGACACTCTTTGGGGTGCAGGTACTGGTGAAGCTGCCTACGAGCGTGAGAGTTTCTATTTCAACAACAAGCTCCGTGACGAAGAGAAGTTGCAGAAGGCTACAAGTTTCTCTGTCTTCACTTCATTCATCGGCCTTGCCGTGGACGGTCTTTCTTTGGAACCTGGCACCCGTGCTCTCTGCTACCTGCAGGGACGCAATGTCTGCATAGGTACTGACGCAAGCGGCAAGAAGATCTACGAAGGTCGCCTTACTCTTACCGTCAGCGGATATGGCGAGTTGGTACTGCGTGCAAGAGCTGGTCAGATAAGATATGCCGACAATCCAGTCCTCGTGTACGAGGAGGACGAGTTTGCATTTGGCGACAAGGGAGGGCAGAAGATTGTCGAGTACATGTGCCACCTTCCACACAAGTCTAACCACATCGTTGCTGCCTTCCTACGCATTACTCGTGCGGATGGTTCCATTGACTACGCTGTAATGCTCGAAGGGGATTGGTTGCGCCTTCAAGCCTATTCAGAAAAGAATAATCGTAGATGGGATGCCAACACTCGCCAGTGGATAGAGAAGCCCAACGACCTCTATCTGTCTAACGGTGGCAGAATAGACACTGGCTTCCTTGCTGCAAAGCTTATCAAGCACGCCTTCAAGACATACCCGAAGATACGCATCGGCAAGGGCACAGAGCTTGAAAGCCAGCAGGACGACAACAAGCAGCAGGAAGTTGACGACTTCTACGGTGTTGCTCCTGCAATGCCAGTAGACAATAATCCTGCCTTCGGCAATGCCGTCGACACTTCCGAGTGTGTAACCATCGACCCTGCAAAGGCAGATGTACCAGAGCAGGGTGCCACCGATGATGATGGAGCGTTCTAACAATTTCTTTTTTCAATCATAATCGCAAGCGTCGCCTGTGCCTTGTGGCACGGGTGGCGCAACTTAAAACAAATTTCACATGAGTACCGAAGTAGCAATCATCAAGCGAGAGAATGTAGAACTCATTGCTTCTACAGCTCCACAAGCATATAGCGAGAACCAAGTGTCACGTCAGCGTTGCCTTGCAGCAGGTAACACTCTCCTTGCAACCATTCAGCAGCAGGGTATGAATGACGAACTCGACCAGCAGGCTGCATCATTCATCGAGAAGGCACGCAAGACTGTCAAGAAGATGTACGACAAGCGTAGCCCACTCACAAAGATGTTCGACGAGATACGCACCAACTTCACATCTATGGAGTCGGATGTAGACCCAACGAAGAAAGACTCCGTTCCTTACCAGCTCCAGCAGTTCCGCAACGAGTTTGCAGTACAGAAGCGTAGACAAGAGGAAGAGCGTCGTCGTACTGCCATGAAAGAGCAGCAGAAGCAGGCATCTATTGCAAAGTATCGTACCGACCTCGAAGAAGACTACCGTAGAGTGTTCAATGGCGTTCTGAACGGTTCTCTGAACAAGCTCATGGGCATCAATGCAGGTATAACCCTTGACAACATTCAACAGAGCAAGGAGACAATAACCAACTTCACCAGCACTCTTGACGAGACTCCTTTCTCCCGTTCAATGGTACTTCTGCCTACCAACGTCAGCAGCGAAGAACTTGCAAACATTCGTGCGTCTGTTCTCAACCGACTAATAGCCAACTTCCGTGAACTGTATTCCTCTCAGATCACTAAGGCAAAGCAGGAGTACATCACAATGCTACCGTCTAAGGAAGCAGAGCTGAAGCGTGCAGCACAAGCAGCCAGTGATGAAGAAGCCGAGCGTATCAAGCGTGAAATCAAGGAACGTGAGGAGGCTGAAGCAGCAAAGAAGGAGCAGGAACGCATTGAGCGTGAGAAGAAGGAAGCTGCCGAACTCGAAATGAAGAAGCAACAGTCTGAAATGGGTGCTCTCTTCAACACGGCTTCTGTTAGCGTGCCGACCTATCAGCCGAAGACTGCCGTCAAGAAGAAGCTCGTATTGCTCAATCCCGAGGGCATCATGCCTGTACTCTCAATGTGGTGGACTGAGGAAGGCTGCAAGATGACGGTCGAAGAGCTCACCAAGATGTTCAAGAAGCAGATAACCTACTGCGAGAAGCGTGCCAACGACAAGCAGAACTCCGTCACCATTGCCGACGAGTCCGTATCATACGAAGAAGAAGTTAAAGCTAAGTAACTATGGCTAATCACAATCCAGATGAATACTACAATCGCCCTGAGGTCTCCAACTCTGACCTAACAGAGTTGAAGCAGCTCTTGCACCCTCGTATGCAGTTTGGCGACAAGGAGGCGGCTTTCCGCTTTGGGTCACTGGTTGATGCTATCATCACCGAACCGTCAAGAGTAAACTATTATCAGCTAACTGTTGATGATGTTCAGTACACCGAAGACGAGTTCTATCATGCCAAGCAGATGCACCAGGCACTACTGACAGAAGCAAAGCACGACCCCTTCCTTGCAAAGGTGCTCGAACTCTCCGACACTCAACGCTTCATGGTAAACAAGCAACAGCGGTTCGAGTATGGTAGCTTTCCTTTCTGCCTTGACACTCGCTGCAAGTGGGACTGGTGGTTGCCGATGGCTGGCTTTGGTGGCGATTTGAAGACAACCTTCGCATCATCACAAAAGCAGTTTGAGGAGGCTGTCGACTTCTTCGACTGGGATAGAAGCCGTGCATGGTACATGGACATCGCACACTCTGACCGTGATTTCATCTACGCTATCAGCAAGAAGAACGGACTCGTCTTCAAGAAGTACATTGAACGTGGCGACGCTAACTATAATCGTGGACGTGAGAAGTACGAAGAACTGGCGTTCCATTACTGGTGTCTAAATCTCTAACGAATATGGATATATACTGCCGTGTCACTGACATAGGACTCATACCAATGTATGACAGCGACCTTGACGAGAAGCACCGACTTCGCATTGGAGACAACGTGCTTTGCACTATCAAGCGTCCTCGCAACTACGAGTTTCACAAAAAGTATTTCGCTCTGCTTAGGCTCACCGTTGCCAACCTTCCGCACCTCATTCAACAGCAAATGCAGATATTCACAGAAGAAGACCTGCTCGATTGTCTGAAGATTGACCTCGGACTATTCACCACACGCTGGCATGGTGGAAGACAGATTGTAAAGACTGGCTCCATCAGCTTTGCCAAAATGGACAATACAGAGTTTGAGAAGTTCTTTTCTCGCTCGGTTGATGCCATACTGCGTATCTATCTCCGTGGCACGGACAGGCAGGCTCTTATCGAAGAAGTTGAAAACTACAAGTAACATGATATACTCACTCAATGGAAGTCTTAGATACATTCCAGACAGTAAAAACAGAATAAACAATGGCAAGTACAGAATTAAACCACCATCTTCGCATCCAGCCGTACCCTTACCAAGTGGAAGGAATAAAGTACGGTCTCGAAAAAAGAAGACTGTTCATCGGGGATGAACCAGGACTTGGAAAGACTCTCCAGTCTATCGGCATCGTCGATACTGCCAATGCTTACCCTTGCCTTGTCATTTGTCCTTCATCGCTCAAAATCAACTGGCAAAGGGAATTTGAGAAGTTCACGGACAAGAAAGCTCTCGTCCTCGACAACTCCACACGCACCACATGGTCGTATCTCCTGCAAATGGGTATGCACCACGTCGCAATAGTCAATTACGAGTCGCTGCGCAAATATTTCGTGTGGGACATCAAGGGTGGAAAGAACTTCCGACTGAAAGATGTGGTCTTCTGCCCACAGATTAAGCAGTTCCGTTCTGTTATCATCGACGAGTCGCACCGTGTAAAAGACCCATCGGCACAACAGACTATCTTCACTAAAGGCATCTGTACTGGCAAAGACTGGGTGATAATGCTCTCGGGCACGCCAGTTGTAAACCGACCAGAAGACCTCGTTACACAGCTCTCAATAATGGGACGACTCAACGAGTTTGGCGGCAAAAGTCAGTTTCTCGCTGAGTATGGCGAAGGCGAAAACCTCTCAACCCTTAGCCAACGTCTCTATTCCAAGTGCATGATCCGAAGAGAAAAGGCGAAGGTACTTACGCAGCTACCCCCTAAAACACGCTGCGACCTCTATGTCGACATCAGCAATCGGGAGGAGTACGACCTTGCTGCCAACGACCTTGCAGAGTATCTGCGCACATACAAGGAGTGTACCGACCATGAGATACGTCGCAAGATGCGCATGGAGGCTCTTGTTAGGTTCATGACACTACGTTCTCTATCGGCAAAAGGAAAGGTCAAGCAAGCTATCGACTTCGTGCGTGTATTCCTCGACTCGGGCAAACCGCTTATCCTCTTCTGTTCCTTGCATGAGATTGTGGACGAACTTAAAAAGGCGTTCCCCAAAGCGGTTACGGTTACGGGGCGTGACTCTGCTGTTAGCAAACAAGCTGCTGTAGATAGTTTCCAAAGCGGACACAGCAACCTCATCATTTGTTCCATCAAGGCTGCTGGTGTTGGTCTCACACTCACGGCATCATCAAATGTTGCTTTCGTGGAGCTTGCTTGGACGTATGCCGACTGCTGCCAATGTGAAGACCGTGCCCATCGCATCGGGCAGAAGGACAACGTAACGTGCTATTACCTTCTCGGACGTGGCACCATCGACCACGCACTCTACAAAATCATCCACAAGAAGAAGTCTATCGCTAATGAGATTATGGCTTCATCGGATGATATACCAGAAGACGAACAATATTTCAACGAGTTAATAAACGAATTTTTACAACCAAATTTATTTCAAAAGTAATATGCTCCATCCTACCCCCCCCGAAGGCTCATACGTCGATTCCAACGGCAAACGCTGGATAACACTCGACATTGACATCATGGTCAATCATGGCGAACGCTTCTTCTGTACATTCCGCTACACGGCACCAGTAACTTTCGATTACGAAATTGGCTGGCTCACCATGCTTGACAATCTGCAAGACGCACTCTATAAGCGGTACACGTCGCTTCAAAATAGAGACGATGTGCGAATAATTTTAGGCGACGCAAAAGTAGTAAAACATACAAATAACAAATTCAATTCTATTCAAAATGACAAAGTTAGAAATTGCAAGAGAGTTGGCAGAACGCAAAGACATGCCACTCGCTGACGCTATCAAAGCGGTTGATGGTGTCATTGACATCATGAAGGATGCGTTCAAGAACGGACGCAATGTGTATCTCCGTGGCTTGGGTTCCTTCGTTATCAAGGAGCGCAAGGAGAAGACAGGACGCAATCCACGAACTGGAGAAGTCATCATCATACCTGCACACAAGGAGGTAAAGTTCAATCAATCACAATCACTTATCGTTAAACAGTAATCATTATGGGATTAATAACAGCAACATTTTTTGAGTGTGGTGTACGCTATGAGCGCACCACCGAAGAAGGAACAACAAAGAAGGTTAATGAACTCTACATCGTAGACGCACTCACCTTCACCGAAGCCGAGTCACGTATCACAGAAGAAATGCAGCCTTTCGTCAGTGGCGATTTCGATGTAATGACACTAAAGCGCACTCGTTATTCAGAGTACGACAACAGCGAGGGTGATAAGTACTACAAGGCGAAAATCATGTTCATCACTCTCGACGAGAAGACTGGCAAGGAGAAGCGCACAGCCGTTTACTGGCTTGTTCCTGCCAACGACATAGGCGAAGCTCGCAAGAAGGTTGTTGACGCATTTGCAAACACAACTCTTGACTACGAGATTGCTACACTCGACGAGACAAAGTATTTTGATGTGTTCTTGCATGACACTAACCGTTCAGCCGAAAAGACGGACTAATGGGAATGTCGCTCGAACAGATGCGAGAGCTTGCCAATAGTGGCGTGAAGCAGCGACGCAAACAACATGATGAAGAACATCAGATACAAGTTGCTTGCGTCCGCTGGTTCCGCCTTCAGTACTCCAAACTTAGCCTCAACCTATTTGCCGTACCAAATGGTGGGCGGAGAGACAAGGTTACGGCTGGCAAACTCAAAGCTGAAGGGGTGGTAGCAGGTGTCGCTGACTTACTTTTGCTCGTGCCATCGGGATGCTTCCACGGTCTTGCAATAGAAATGAAAACTCGCATCGGTCGGCAACGTGACTCGCAAAAGGAATGGCAGGAGTACATTCAGAAGCAAGGCTACAAATACGTTGTCTGCCGTTCGCTCGACGACTTTATGAGTGAAGTGAAACACTACCTCCAAACATGTAAATAACATTACTAACACCATCTAATAAGTTTCTTATGAACTATTTCTCCCACGACAGCAATGCTCGTAACGACGAGCGCATCATCCGACTTCGCATGAAATACGGAGCTGCTGGGTATGGTGTATTCTTCATGGTGCTGGAGCGGATGCGTGACGCTACTGGATACATGTGCGCCACCGACTATAATGCTATATCCTACGACCTGCGTGTTGATGCTGAACTTATCCGTGCCGTCGTTGAAGACTTTGAGCTGTTCAAGTTCACCGACGATCACGCTTTCTTCTATTCGTCGTCTATGCTTAGACGCATGAAGCAGAAGGACGAGGTGAGCCGCAAAAGGTCTGAGGCTGGCAAACGTGGTGGAAGACCAAGAAAACCAAAGGTGATACCGTCCGCTCCAGAGTCCGACAAGCCTGCCAAGAACTCTTCACCTCCTGCTGACACCCAAGCCGACATCAAAGCTCTCATTGGGGAATATGAGCAGGAGTGTATGTGCATGAAGTTCCACATCAACCAGGCTGAACTCTCTAAACGTTACGCTCAGTTCATTCTCGACTGCCAATGTAGGCAGACAGAGCATAATGACCGACGAGACGCTATTAATCATTTTAACGACTGGCTGAGGATTGTACTCGAAGCCGAAACAAGAAAAGCAAATGAACAATCAGAAAGAACAAGCGCAGCGAATAAACGTAGAGGCGTTCAAGCAACAACTTCTCAACCGCAAGACTACAGCGGAGCGTTTTAGATTGCCGTGGCAATATGAAGCGTCAGTCGATGCAATCACAGCAGCTTACAAGGCTAATGTGGAATTCAGACACCGCATTTATCAAGACGACATTGCTACACAAGAGCATATCAAGGCTGCGGCACGGTGGCTTACTGCCGAGTGTCCTAAGTTCGGTATGCTTCTTTGTGGGCAGTGTGGCAATGGCAAGACTACATTGTCACATGCCATTCGTGACCTCGTATCGTGGATTTACAGACACGATTACAGCAACGATGGCTTATACATCAAGCAGGTGGATGCAAGGGAGATATGCGACGCTGCAAAGAACGATTACAAGGCATACAAAGGTCTTTGCTCACAGCTCATGCTCTCCATCGACGATTTGGGCGTGGAGCCGTCGGAAGTGCTCGACTATGGCAACGTGCTAAGCCCTGTTATCGAACTGTTGAGTCGTCGCTATAACGCACAGCTCTTCACTATTGTCACCACCAACCTAACACCGAAACAAATTCGAGAACACTATGGCGAACGCATCGCTGACCGTTTCAACGAAATGTTTGAACGTATCGTGTTCGAGAACTCAACATACAGAACATTATAAACCATTCAATTATAAACAACATGAAAGAAACAAAAACAATTCAGATTGAAGTGCCTGCTGACAAGAAGGCAGAGTGGCAGGAAGTAGGCGGCAAGACCGTCCTCGTAATGGTTGACGAGAAGGACAACCGACCAGTAACTGAGCGCATAAAGACTTTCGATGATGCCTGCAACGAACTGGGTGCAGACCATCCTATGGTGTCTGTCTACGATGCTTTGGTCACCAGAGCTAACGGTGAACAGTCGCTTGCAGAATGGATGGGCAAGGATGTTGTAGCTTTCCTAAAGCTGCGTATCATTACTGAAGCTCTCAATGAAGGCTGGCACCCGAAGTTTACTGAAGACGAATATCGCTACTATCCCTGGTTCTACATCTACACAAAGGAAGAGTACGACAACTTCTCTGAGGAGGAAAAGCGTCGCTGTGTCGGTCGTGCGAGCAGCAATGCGAGTGCGCTTGGCGGTCTCGTCTACTCGAGTGCGCATTACGCTTCGTCGTATTCGTATTCGAGTAACGGTGTGCGTCTTGCCTTCTCAAACAGAGACTTGGCAGAGTATGCAGGCAGGCAGTTCATTGATATTTGGGCTGATTTCGTCTTCGAAATCAGCGACAATGAGAACGAGAAAGACGATGAATAACGGAAGACTGGCGTTCTTCAATCTCGTTAAACAGATGCGGCAAGCGCAAAAGGACTTCTATTCTACCAAAGGGCAGGACTGGCAATCAGTCCGTAAGCCCCTTTGGGATAAGTCACTTGCGCTTGAAAAGCGAGTGGACGAATATATAGCACACGGAGACGCATACCTGCAACAGCATCAACCTTCTTTGTTCGATAAATAAATAAAGCAACTCATAAAGTCAAATTCTCTATTTTTGCAAACGACACCATGCACAGTATTCTGAACATAACTCGTCGCCCAGATGTAACGTTCTATCCAAATGGGCGTATCGACATCACCTCACGAATTGCAAAGGTGCTCAATCTATGCGAGGGCGATGTCATTGACATTGCCGTTAATGGATGCGAGTATCAGCTATATGTAAAGCATAAGGCTGACTCTTACGTCGGCTCACACGAAGCAACTGTAAGACCTTCCAAAACTGGAAGCCGTAATTTCAGATGCTATTCCAAACATCTCACGCATGTTATGATGCGTACACAAGGCTACGGCTTTAATGACGTGCTTCGAGTACCTGCTGGAGAGTGCATGACGTTCAACAACTACGGCTGCATGGTGTCGCTTATTACGAAAATCAATCTTCAAAAATAAGTAACGTATGATAAAGGAAATAAAGTATGGAGGCTACACGGTCTCACCTTCCGACTACGACTCGCCAGATGGCGACCTCGCTTTGTCTTTCAATCTCGTTCCAAAGAATGGGGAGTTGCATGGCATGCACACTCCCTCCACTATTGGCTCCCTACAAGAGGGTGAGGAGTTGATTTTCATACACACGGTTAATGACAACACTAAGTTCCTCATCATCAAGAAGGATAAATCACTATACTACGGCAAGTTGGGCAATGCTTCTCGCACTCTCATCAAGACGTATGATGTGGACACTATCAAGTGTACTGCCACTGGCAATGTGTTGTGCGTCTATGGAGCCGACTCCTTAGACCATTTTGTTTATCTGCGTGGCAAGTATCGTCCTTTCAGTACTGCCGACTATGCAGTTACTCTGCAGTTCGGTCTCGACTCTTTAATACGCACTCAATCGCAAGTGATTAACAGTGTGCTCAAAGACTCTAACGGATCATCCGTGGCTACATGGGAGAATGTTGTATCGCAAGCCTATGAGGTAGGATATGGAGGTGTATCGGTAGCATGTAATCTTTCCAAAGGTGTTGTTTACAGAATAAAAGTTGCAAGAAAGACGGCTACATCTAAAATGTATTTCAATGTAACACTCTATGATGCCGATGGTAAATGGTATGCACTGGATGCAGGTGTAGTCGGAAGTGATTTTGAATTCACCCCAACAATGGACGTTGTGCGAATTTACGTTTCATTTCGTGCTAACTCCCAGGATGGTCCAATCTGGAACGGAAAACATGTAGGTACGATCATGGTTGATAAGCAGGTGGATGTTATACAGCCAAGTGGCACATATCTTTACAACGCCATCGAGAGTGCTAATAATGCGTTGCTTGGTCTTGCAAACACATTGCTCGCCAACTGTCGAGACGGCAACAGATTTGCGCTGCCGTTCTTTGTCCGTTATGGTTTCAGAATGATTACTGGAGACATTATTACTGTGTCACCGCCTATTCTCATGGAGCCTAACACGGAGGTTACGCCTGTTATCGAATTGAGCGAGTTGAAGAAAGTCAACAGCGAGAGCATCTATTATAATGCGCTCGTCACGGCAAAGGCATACAGCTCCAAACTTATGTATCGTGTCAAGGATAAGGTGAAGCTGCAAAACCTTCTCGATGTGGAAGACCTTGTTGACACTCTTGTTATTGCAGTGTCTGACCCTATCTATCTGTACAAGGAGGGCGCATCGCTCGAAGAGTGTAGGCAGAATATCTACGTTACCAACTCGGCTCCTGCCAACAAGACCTATTCGCTCAGTGGCATCAAGAACATTGCAAGCACAGCTACAAGTTATCTCACGCTTCCTCACTTTGATAGCTATGAGGAGAAGGTGTCGGGTGTGTCTGCCTTCAAAATCATTAAGGAGATTAAGAAGGATGAAATATCCATGAATGACAACTTTGTTGATGTTCCTTTGGATGCCGAGGTACTCAAAGGCTTGTCGGGAAATACATCGCTTTTGGCTGACAATACAGAAAACCTTGCCACATACAACGCCAAATATGCCATGTCTTACAACCAGCGTGAGCACTGGGTGGGTATCATTGAGAGCGAGTTTGTTGGCTTCGACCTCGATGCCATGTGTGGCTTTGTACAGACGCAAGAGCATGACGCAAACTACAAAGTGGGCATTGAGCAGCGTGAAAGCGAAGCTCTGCAATATGCAGTAAGAGGTAAGAACACACAGGCATCGGCTAACAGACGTTGGTTCTTCTACACCAATTCTAAGGCGGTTGAAGCTACCATATACGAGAATGGCAAGCAATACAAATACGAACTGCAGGCGCATCCATTCCTCAAAGGTGCATACCGATTTGGCGACCCTGTGGCAACTGGCGACGACACCGACAATGGATTGTCGCTTCCTCGCTCTGTTATTTCTACCAACAAGGACAATATGGTGTTTGTGTCGGTGCAGGGCAACCCAATAATGATTGAGCAGCGTGTGCGTGTCGGTGACGGCATATTGTATGCTGCTGCGTCTAACACTCGTCCTATCACTCGCAACCAGTTCGGACAATCGCCTCTGTACATCTTTTCGTCAGATGGTATCTGGGCAATGGAGGTGGCGAACGACGGTAGCTATTCGGTACGTCAGTCGGTGTCTCGTGATGTCTGCAACAACATCAAGAGCATTACACCAATAGGCAGTGCCGTGCTCTTCACTACCAAACGTGGCATTATGATGCTTTCGGGCACCGATACTCAGTGCATATCTGAGCCTATCAACACGAACACTCCATTCAACTTCTTGTCTCTCGGTAATACGTTAAGAACATACCTCGCTGACAATGATTATAAGATGTTAGACATTGTGCCATTTACTACGTTCATTCGCAACTGCCAAATCATTTACGATTATGTAGACCAGTTGCTGATAGTCTTCAGCGAAAAGTGCGGATATGCTTATGTCTATTCTATTGAGGAGAAAAAGTGGAGCCTCATCGAGTCGAAGCTGCTCTACGCTGTCAACTCTTATCCCGAAGCATGGGCGGTTGAGGAGAAAAAGGAGAAATTAAGCATCGTCAACTTCTCTGACGTGCTATTGATAAAACTCCAGTAAAGGGGATGCTTGTCTCTCGTCCGCTCAAACTCGAAGCTCCAGACATTTTGAAGACTATCGACACGGTGATCCAAAGAGGTATGTTCCGAAGAGGACACATCAAGTCGATATTGTTTGGCTCTCGGGATTTGTTCAACTGGCAGTTGGTCTATTCGTCCACCGACCATTACTTGCGTGGCTTCCGTGGCTCGCCTTACAAGTATTTCCGCATAGTCCTGCTATGCGACATCTTACCCGATGAGTCGTTGTATGGTGCTTCCATACAGTTCCAGCTTCGTCTCGTCAATCAACCACGATAACCAAAACAAAAGAGAGCAACCATAATGGCTGCTCTCTTTTTGTATTCTTTAGAATGGGGTCTGTGTCCTTCTTACTCTTTTGGTTCTGAAGTTCACGGCTTCCTTCATCGCTTCAAGCATTTCTTGCTCTTTCTCTTTCCACTTCGGTGCCGATGGGGGATTGGTTATGCTCATCCAGTCTGCCAATACACGACACACCATGTATTCATGTATGTATCTCACAAGCAAGGTTACGGTGGTCTTGCTGTAAGCGTCGGGTACAAGCAACTGTATCTCGTAGTCCTGCGACTTGGTTTCCTCGGGCTTCTCATTGGTAAACACCTCGTCGCCTCCTACGTCGGATGGCTCCTCGTCGTAGACCACTGTGGGCATGTTGTCCATTTCTGTCACTTGCTCCACATCTTGTTTAGTGTATGGGAAAAGAGCTTCTACACTCTCTGCATAGGCAAGGTCAAGCACTTTTGTCACCCTGTCAATATTGCCTGTCTCGCCAATGTCCTGCACTTGGTGACGGTCGTGTTCCGTGTTCACCTGCATAACATCGCCCTCAACGTAGGCATAGTTCTTGATGTCATACAGCAGCTCACTACGTTTGAAGAGCAGCTTCACGGTCTTGGTGCGTGCCGTCAGTCCTGTGCTGTTGTAACGGTTCTCGTCCATGCCTTACGCCACGGTCGTGCGTGTCGGACGGCTGCGCTTGTTGGCTGCTTCACGCAACTGCTCAAGGTTGGCGGCAGCAAGGGTGATGTAGTCGCCTGCGTCGTTCTTGTTGGTGATGGTGAACCAGTCGCCTATGGCACTGTTCACAAGATACTGATGCAATGCCGAGCTGATTGTGTCGTTACCTGCACTGTTGTAGTTCGGGGGCATGTTCAGAGATATGGTGAGGTTGCTGGTGGCATTCAGTAGCTTGTCGTTGGCACTGGTGCCTGTCTCGTTGATGAACTCGCTTAGCTTGGTCTTCAAGTTGGCGAAGGCATTACCGATGGAGCGCAATATCTGGTTTGCGTTCTCGTCGTCATCATTGGCTTGCATGTTTGCCACCTCCTCATGGTTCGTGCCGTTGGTACGGCTTCTGCCTGTAAGATAGGTCTTGTTCTGCACGTCGTAGATAAGCTCCGACATATACAGAGTGATTGCAATAGTTTTCTTTGCCATTTCTATATTGTGTTATTGGTTATACTCTCATTCAGAACAGACGGTAGCCGAAGGTTACACCCAACGTCGGCTGTACCTCGCCTTTCACATTCACGCCTGCTCCAACACCTACTACGCATCCCCATCGTCGTCGTTTCTTCTCTATGTATAGAGTCTTGGTAACGATGTCGGTGCGTCTGAATATGTTGATACTGTCAAGGTGTGGCTCATAACCGCTTACCCATGCTGTGTATTCGTCACCTTCATACTTCTTCTGCACTATTGGGATTATCACTGCTGCGCTGTCATTAGGTGGCTGGAACACTTTGTCGGATGATGTGTCGTTCACAACAAGTTCCTGGTGATGCTCGTCGGCACTGCCTTCTCGCTTCTCCTTTGCAGTCGGCAACCAACGCACAATGTAATCCGTTGTTGTGCTGTCATTTGCTACTGGGGATGCAATATACACTGTGTCCCATTTGGTGATGGTGGTCGGCTTCTTTTCCGTCACATTGCCTACGGCACGGTCTAAGACAAATGCTCCTACAACGTAACCTAAAACAAAGCCGAAGAGCACCACTATCAACATTACAAAGAAGTCGTTTAACTTTTTCTTTTCCATAATGCTTCGTGTTTATTGGTCGATGAAGTTTAAGATGCCGTCTCGGTGAAGGGCAACAATACTTTGCTTGCCTTTCTCACTGAGGAGGAATGACACGTCACGTTTGTTGTCCATGAAAAGGTTTTCTGTCAGAACGGCTGCACATGCTGTATGCTTCAGCACAAAGAAGTCTGCTTCCAAGTCCTTGTCGCCATCGCTCATGTCGGTACGGATAGGGGTCTGCTTGCTGCTATACAAGCCGTCTTTCTTACCTTCCTCCATGATTTCTGCATAACCACTCAGATGTTTCTCGGCTGCTTCATACAGACGTTCTGCAAGGGTGTCGCTAACAGTCGTTCCCTTACTGGTGTAGGCACACCAACCGCCTGCAAGCATCCACTTGCCTTCTCCGCCTGCTGCATTGACGTGTATCGAAACGTACAGACACTTGTCTTTGCCATACTTCTTGCAGAGTTTGTTCACAAAGTTGCAGCGTAGACGCAACTCCTGCGATTGAGGAAGGGGCACAACGTCCTCGGGCATGTCTACAAACACCACACAACCTCTGGCTTCCAAAGCGGTGCGCAGTCGGTTCACTATCTCTCGACTGTAACGATACTCTTCCAGCGAATTGTCGGGGCTACGTTTGCCACCAACATTCTTACCGTGTGCTGTTCCTAAGATTACTACTTTCATGATTTTTGTAATTTATGGTTTGAATAAAATTTTATGCAGTAGGGGTGTGGTTATGTCGGCACTACACGAGTGGGCTTCTTGCGGTAGTATATCTTCCGCATAACATCGTCTATGGCTCCAACAGCATCTGTGCCGTAGCTCTCGCTCTCACCTTTGTTCGTGAACTTGTACCACTTCGACACTATCATTGCAACGAAGTATGAGAACAGGGAGGTGCCGATGCTTCCGTTCAGCGACTGGTCATAGCTGTTGCTCAACTCCAGCTTCACAACGTAGTTCTTGTCAAGTTCCACACCATGACTCACGGGCTGGTCGCTTACAGACACCAAGAAGGGTTTGAACTGCTCCGTCGCTCCATTGCAAGCCTCAACCCAAAAGCGTTCAAGCATCATGCGGTCGTCGTCAGTAGTGAAGATACGGTCGTAGGCTGTTGCGTCGCCTTGCATCTTCTGACCTGTGTACGAGGTGGTCTTTGCCACCTCGTCATACACGTTTGCTTTGTTTACTATCAGTTCTATTGTCTTCATAATGCAAATTTAATGGTTGTCACACGCTCTTTACTTTTATTTATTTCTTCGATAGGTATTCGGCAATGGCTTCCGCTATCTCCTTCGGGTCGCTTCGGTGCGCTGCTATGGCTTTGGCAAGTGCGCCTACTTCCTTCATTTCCCTACTCTCCTTTGCGTCGGCTGGCTCCATGATGCTCTTTATCTCAATGGTAGCAACAAAGAGCACGGCTATCAGCGTGAACAAGGGGAACGTGTACAGAGTCCAGGAGTTGAAGATATGCAGGAACACGAAGCCTGCTATCTGAACGGCATCCAGTACCATCATGGCAAGGATGGCGTTGTAGTATCTCGATAGTTTCTGTATCGTGCGTTGCATCTTGTCGCTCCGTATGCGGTCGCCTCGGGTGTGCGCCTTTCTGATACCTGCCCAGAAGTCAAGGGCGATAAAGAAGAGTGGTGTGATAAGCAGTCCCACCATAAGGAACATAACCACTATCAACTGTTCTGAAATTGTGTAGCTCATAGGTTTAACGTATTAATAGTTTTGTAACACTACCGAGGGCTGCACCTAATACGGTAAGTCCCCAGTCTATCCAGTCCCATTCTCCTCCCCAGCTCTTGTCCTTAAACTCCAGCGACGAGGCTGCAATAACACCTGCATAAATGCCGCAGTATGCGCTGTCCGAACACACTCCGATAGCATAGCCGCCTGCAAGGTGTCTTAAGCGGTTGCTCTGTTTGAGCCATGCAAAAATCTTTTTCATAAATAATAGGTTTGGGTTTAACAATCTTCTAATAGTTTCTCGTAGTCTACGCTGTCTTTCTCTTGCCAGCCTGCTTCTAAGCACGCATTGACGTGACAAACCATGCCTTGATAGAAAGCGTCGAGTTCTTCCTCGGTGTTCAAGCTGATCACCGTTGATGAGGTCTCTCCTTCAGCAATGTTGTCGTACACTCGTATCTTGACTGGAAGGTTCTTGCTGATATAAGCGTTTGCATAGTTACGCTGATTGGCATCACTAAGCCACACTTGTTTACCTGCCCACTCGTAGCCACTGACAATCTTTGCGTCGGTCAGTCCGTTCACATGAGCTTCTATCATTTCACGCAGCTCACTGACACTGGGCTTGTGGTCAAACCTCGCACGGTAGTTGTAGCCGTTGCCGTTCTCTTCTCCATAACCGAAGAAGAGAATGTAGCTTCTTGACGACACCCGTACTACTCCGTCCTGCCGTTCTTTCGCTCCAAAAATCTTTTCCATTGCCTTTCGTTTTTATGGGTTACTAATTGAAGGTGTAGCGCACGCCCTTGCCGAAGCTTTCCATGCCTATGGTGGTACCAAAAGGCAACACCTTTCGTTCTTTAGCTGCACGAAGAAATTGCAACTGACGTTTGTCCGAAGTGAAATACTTGGCTTTCGTGCCATTGTCAAACTGGAATTGTACCAGTGTGCGGTTTCCGTTCTCTGTGGGTACATCTTCCTCAAAGTCAAGTATGACGATGTGAAGGTTTACCAGAGTGCCAAGTTTCACTCGCTCGCCAACAAATTGCTTCTTGCCGTCTTCGGGTTGATACACTAAACCGAGGTTCTTAAACTCTTCCATATCTTTTCTCTTGTCGATTATCGTCTGCATAAGGTGTCTGCAATTTCCCCATTTTGCCATGCCGTAGAAACTACCAATCAATTTGCGCCTTCTGCTCCTGCTCTTCACCTTTGCCATGTGGCGTGCAAAGCGTTGCTTGGTGCGCTTCCTTATCCTCGCCTTGTCTCCGTCATAGACGAAGCCGAGGAAGTCGATGCCTTCACTCAATGGACGGATGGCTTCACTGGGCTTTATCTCGAGTCCTAATGCCTCCGCTTCGGCATGTAGTTTCTCTCGTAGCCACCAAAGACGTTTCTTTGTCTTTGCCAAAATCAGAATGTCGTCGCAGTAACGGTAGTAAAACCTTGCTCCGTACTTCTCTTTCATCCTGTCGTCGAGTTCGCTTAGCAGCAGGTTGCCGAAACATTGTGACGAGCGAAGACCGATTGACAATCCTTTGGGCATCAGCTCTATAAAATTGTCGAGTATCGGTAACAACACTTTGTCCTTGATGTATCGTCGTATCACCTGCTTCATCAGTATCTGACAGATGCTCTCGTAGAACTTACGGAAGTCGCTTTGGAAATAATAGCAACAGTCTTCCATGTTGTGACGAATGTCGGAACGCATCTTCCTAAATAGCTTGTGCATTCCTCTGCCTTTGATACTGGCGCAACTCGTAGGAATAACAGTCGGATAGACGTAGCGTTCTACTACTCGCATCACAGCGTTGCAGCCAATGCGCTCTTCCACTGGTGGCGACTGTACCTTTCTAATCTTGTTGCCATCCTTAACCTCAAACTCCTCAAACCGAGTAATCCTAAAGCTGCCGTCTCCGATGGTCGTAGCAAGACGGTTGATTATCTCTTCTTTCTTGCTTCTGTAGTATTCCTTCGACCATTTCGATAGGTCGCATGTCACTTCATCAAACGACGCTTCAAGATTACTTCGGTCGATGATTTCATTTATGAGGTTGCCATATCTCTTCATTGGCTTATTGATTTCTTCTCGTTCCGCAGTCGTTAAGGCTTTCACCTGCATTGCTGCATCTACTCTCCTATGATAGACTGCACCCTTGTCATGTTTCCGCTTTCCTGCCCATAAAGACAGCTTTTGCCGAGGCTCCGTCCTTTCGTCGGCAGCAATGCCCATACATGGGCGACGCTGGAGCGACGATGTTATTCACTCCAGAAGGTGTGGAGTGTTAGGGATAGTTGGCAAGACGCACACCGTTATTCGTATTCGAATTCGACGAAGCGTTATTCGCATTCGAGTAGACGAGACCGCCATTCGCATTCGCATTGTTGTTCGCACGACCGACACAGCGACGTCAAGGACTTCCGCCTTTGTTTTGTTCCCACGGTTACGGCTACGTTTCGACGCTTCCGTTTCCGCTTATTCAGACGATTGAGTTATTATTTTTTATTGTTTGTTACTTTATTTGATATTCACATGTGTTGCCCATGGGGGCATTTCTGTTATGGTGGTCGGGTCGGCTTGACAGCCGACCTCTCCATTCTATTGCTTTTTCGTATCATCATATTCTTCCAAGTTATTTTCAATCAGTTTGTCAATCTCAGCATCGTTGCTCAATATTCCAGAGAAGGCAAGACGCACACCGCTATACGAATACGAAAACGACGAAGCGTCATACGCATGCGAGAAGACGAGACCGCCAATCGCATTCGCATTGTAGCTCGCACGACCGACACAGCGACCAGGTGCGCCAGAGTAGTATGTAACAGCGCAGAAGCATGTCACCCACTTGCTGTTATCGTTGTTTACTGAACTTGCGATTATGTCACAGAAGCGACCAAGTTTTATTCGAGCAATGTTATATCCACTTTGTGTAGGATATGGCACCACTCGTTCAGTGTCAGTGTGTGGATCGTAGATGTGGGCGTTGCCGTCAACGGGTCCTACTTGTGAGCGTTTACTTGCCTTCCACTCCTTGAATGTGCTTATGTTTACACCGTAGAAGTCCATAACCTCGTAGTTGCAGGCGACTGCACCTTCAACGTTCCACACCTTGTTTGCACCGCTATGCACACCGTTTATAGTGTCCATGCCTGACTTGTCTTTGCTTCCAGTTGTGTATTGTGAGCCACAGCCGAAACCATAAACACTTTGATCGTCACGGTTGCCACTCCAACACAGCGAAAGTATGGCAAGTATCTTCGACTGCTCGTAGCTTATCGAGTGATAGCCTTTGCCTCGCATACGGCATAGGTTCAACATGTCTTGGTAGGTGTAGTTCATTGCGCCTACTGGGGTTGATGTTGGGTTGCCTTCATCGTCGTAACTCCATTCTATACTGGTGGTAGAGGTTCCATTACCGCATCGTGTTTTCTTGCCAGATATGCTGCGTGCTCGCACAAGCTCATCTACACTCATACCGTAAATGCCTACCAAGTCTGCTTTGTGCTCCACCCATTCTGGTTCGATAGCCTCGATGTCGTCGCTGTCTACGGCAAACACCTCTTTGGTTTGGTCTACACTCGTAAGACATGTGAAGTAGAACCACTTGGCTCCACTTGGAACATCACGATAAAGATAGTCACCATCAACAAAGTCAAGTGGAGACATAGCAGTACCAGTAACAGCAACTTGTGCTTTCTCTATAACAACATCATCATCGCCTAAGAACACACCACCATACTTAGCATTGTTCATGCCGTAGTACCTCACTTGCTTCATGCCTCGTACCTCAATACGATACACCGAACAACTTGCCACTGAAGACATCATATCATCAGTAAAGGTCTGACCTACATTCACAGAGTCAAGGGATATACCTAAGCCTACTCTGAAAATGAGACCTGCAAGTCTGCCACTGGTCTTCTCCGTCCATGATGCAATTGGTTTCTCGGCTCCATAGTTCAGCAGGATATGCTTTTCCTGCGTTTTGAAGTCATTAATACCCTTGTACCAAAAGTGACAGAATCTTGCAAATGAGTCGAAACCTTCGCCTAAGTTATCAAGATAGTCATAGTCCGTACCGTCATGATACTTTGTGTTATCACTCTTTTTCAAGAGCTTCATCGTCACGGCACTACCGTCACTATTTGCTACTGCCTGCACTGGCACACAATAACGTCGTATTATATTGATGTAACCACTGGGGACGTACTTGTTCTTGTACTTGTAGCCTGTCTTGTTGTCCTCATTCGTAATGTTCTGAGGGTCTGGTTCGAGGTCACTCATTGTATACTGAGAGTACAGCGCATTGTGAAGTTCAAGCTCGGGGAAGTAGTTCTTGTATGTGTTGTACAGACTTTGTTCTATCATCTGTGTCAAGATGTAGCGTCCAGTCAGTCCGTCACACTTGTCTTTCAACTCGCTGCCTATGCCTCTTGCACCAGAGTCAATGAGCGACTGCAGTAGCGTTGTGTCGCTACGCACATTGCCCAATTTGCAACTAATCTCTGCTATCCTCGCACCGCCACTGATTGCATCTTTCAGCATAGTCATGGTGTCGATTTTATCACAACCTCGTATCTCAAACCTTGTCACGTCGCTCATGCCGCCTATCGTCAGACCGCCATTAGGATATGTCAGTAACGGTAGGTTCACAAACTGCAATGAGGTCATGGTCGAAGGAAGGTGAAGCACGCTGATAGGAGCACTCTCCGCAGGGGTGAAGGTCTTTAAGCTGCTGCCTTCGGCAAGCACTTCCTTTAGACGAGGGCAGTTCTTTGCACTCAACATGGCTATCTTCGTGTTTCGTATGTCGATACGTTTCAAGAACGGCATCGTTGGAAGGTTCAAGCCAGTGAGAAGTCCTGTTGTGTAGGCTGGACTGTATGCTTCGCCTCCTACTATCAACTCTTCAAGCAACGTGCAATACTCCAGCGAGAAGCCGTCCGACTTCGGGGTACACTTGGAAATGTCGAGCTTTGCAAGTTTGCTGGCTCCGAAGATGTATATCATCTTACCGCTTTCTTGCGCATCGCTAACACGCATAGTATAGCTCTCGCCTGCAAGCAGGTGGCACGAGTCGGCACACATATCCGCTCTATCCTCACCAAGTCCGAAGAAGCCGTCTTGCGCTGCCGTGATGGTTATCTCTATCTTGCCCATCATACGAGCCTTGAATGGGTTTGTATAAAGGTCGCCAACTTGATACTGACCGTCGCAGAACTCGAAACGCTTGCGCTGATAATCGGGGAGGTCATCGAGTCGAAGACCATGCAGGGCGTAGAAGTACTGGTCGGATGCTTTGGAGTTCTGAACATACTTACGCTCACCATCGAATGATGAGATAACCTTTGCCCACTTCTCCAGTCGCTTTGTTACCCAGTAGTAGTAGCAACCGCTTGCGCTGAATGGCTTGATGTTGTTGTAGGTTACAGAGCGCATGGCTCCTGCTACTTGACTTAGTGTAACGGTGCTGTTTCCTTCGTCGTCAAGCCAGAAAGCTCCTGCCTTGTAGGTCTGTTGGAACAACACGCTATCCCATCCTTGATAGAGGTGGCTCGTGCGTGCGTCCATATCCCAGGGAATGGTAAGTCCGCAGTCGTTGTCACTGCCGTCTACGCAGTCTCCGTCATACCAATGGTTCAGATACATTCTTATTCGTCCGTCGGTATCCAAGTAGAAAGCTATCATCATGTTCTTGCTTCGTTGGTCTACGGCTGCTTTGTAGTCACTGGCTACGGTGTAGCATAGTGCGCTGAGTACGTTGGCTTCCTTATGCAGTTCCTTCTCCCACTTGGCAAGGCGGTTTGCCGTGCTGCCGCTAACGGTATCACCGTTGATGGTGATGTCTCCGTCGCTCTCGGTGAGGTGATGGTTACACTGCTGGCAGAACGACAACCATTTGTACAGACGGTAAGGCACCTTTTCGCCTGCCTCGTACTTCTCGTTCAAGTCGTCGTCGTCGGGATAACGGCTCTCGTAGTAGCTCATCCATATTGGTTTGCCGCTGCTCTCGTCCACACGCATCATATCTTCTACACTGTTCACACCCTGCATCCAGTTCAGATAGTCGTACTTCAGAAGCTCGTAGCACTCCACGGGGTTCACCACTCTACCCGTAACACTCCACTTGTTCGTTTGCTTATTGAAGGTCATGGTGCCAGTGGTCTCTATCCAGTTGCCACCCTTATACTGCATGTAGTAGCCGTCACTGGTCTTATAGACTGTACCCCAGTCGAGTTCCAACACGTTGGTTGCAAGCAGCTCGTCTTTGCTCTGCACGGTCTCCGTCGGCTTATCAACGGCTCCCACTTCTTCCATCTTGCCGCTGGCGTCATTCTCAATGACATGGTATTTCTCTCCACACCATTCACTAAGCACATAGATTGTGCCTGCAACGAGCTTTGAAGTGTCGCTCAACACCTGCTGCTTCAAGTCCGAAAGGCTCTGCTCTTTCTTGGTTACAATCTCCTTGAAGTCGCCATAGTTTAGGCAGGAGGCATTATAGCCCTTCACCTTTTGGAATCCGTAGAAGGTTGCGTCGCCCTTGTCTGCATTGAAGTTGCCTTTGGCATGGAAGTATGCTTTGGCTGGGTCACAAGCGTCGGTATGGCTCATTTGGTGGTCTGTACGGAACAGAGCACATGGAATACTGTCGATGCTCGTCATTATCTTGAAATCGCCCTCAGAGTATATCTGTGCAGGGGTCATGTACTTTTCGCCCATTGCTATCTGGGTGTCGTTCATCAGCTCCATCATGGCTCCGTTATGAGCACCGCAGGAGTCTGAATAGTCCACCTTGATAGTGGTGATGTCGGTGTACTGACCGCCTTCTCTTACTTGGAGCTTGTTCTTCTTTGCCATCGAAGCTGCCAAGTCATACTTAGCAAGTACTTCTTCATTGCCAGGGAACATTGCGGCAATCTCTTCTCTTGTGTACATCATGCGCATACCGCCCTTGTTCTTCTTGTGCTTTCCCTTCTTGTTTTTGATAGAACGAAAAGAAGAGGTGGTACCTTGATTTGAGGTCGGGTCGGCTGTGATAATCACGTTCTGCCATGGTCGGTCGGGGAAGTAGACGTACCAGTCCAAAAGGAACGTGGTCTTCTTGTCTCCGTCAAGACTCTCCAAGTGGTCGGGATAGTTCTCCGCAACGTCGGCTGTGTCGGCATTTTTAGTTAGCACTACGACACAGAGTCCTGCATCTAAGCACTTCTGCATACTCGGCATGTCCTTTGTCACGCCTTCGGCTTTCTGGCTCACAAGCACGTCGTTCTTCTCATACTCGCTGATCATCGCCTCGGTGTCGGTCAAGCCTACGAGGTAGTTGTCAAACGCCTGCTTGAACGTGTAGTAGGTGTTCCACATCTTCAAGCTATACAGATAGATGTCGGCATCCGTGCCGTCCCATTCAAGAGCTGCTTCCGATACTGCAAACTGTCCTGCAACGTAAGGCACGGCTCCTGCCTCGTCTCCGTCTTTGAACACCTTTATCATTCCGATACCACCGAAGGGGGCTATGCTGGTCGGCTCCACAACGATGTCGAAACGATGTACGGCATTTACAGAGTATGGTACGGTGCATGATGTCTTGCCGTCCGTGGTGTCACCATTGGTATATACCACCAGTTTCTCGCCAGTTAGCACAAAGCCCATCTTCTCGCCTGCACATTTCATGAGCACTGTATTACGGTCGGCTACGTTCTTCACTTGTGTGGTGAAGGTCAGAGCACTACCGTTGGTCTCGATTGCGCTGTTGGAGTATGGCTTGATGTTACTTGTTGCGGTCACGTCCTCAGCAATACGCAATGCCATGCGTCCTTTGTCTGCATCGGTGCCATAGTCACTGGTGCCGTAGCTGTCCTTCACAAAGCCGTTGCTCGAATAGTTACTGCCCTTGACAAAGATTTCTACTTCCTTGCCGTCTGACGTGGTGGCGACAATACGCTTGTCGGTGTCGGTATTGCTTCGGCTCGTCATGTCGATGCCGAACAATGCACCTGCCGTCTCTGATATATCGACGAGGCTTCCTTCTACTGTGTTCACGCAATCTTCTGGCTGAACAGAACTGCCACACTTGGCACGCACTTTCAGCTCGTCGCCTTGATTGTAGGTCGTCAGTCGCTTGCTGATGGTGTATGTCTGGTTGCGGTTCATGGCTTTGGAGCCAATGGTCTCCTTAGTGTGCTGCGTAGCGTTCTCCAGTTCTATCTCAACCGTCGGAACTGACAAGTTGCGCTGATAGCAGGCTACATCAATGTCGATGCTTTCAAGAAGTTTCTTCCTGCCGTTGCTGCCGTCACTCCAGCGTGCAAGCACGATAGGGGTGTTGTAGTCGCTCAACGTGTCGTCTTGCTGTATAACCATTACTGAGGTGTGAAGCACGTTGCCCTTTACGCCACTCGACACGTCTTCGCCTTGTATGCGTATTGCATAGGCTCCGTGTGATAGCCCAGCAGGGTTTATAAGCACACCATGCGAATAGGTGTCGCTGACGGTGATACTCTGCAGCAGCTTCCATTCACCATCACGATACATCTCCACTTTAGTGAGAATACCCTTGTCGCTTGAGTTGTTCGGAAACTTGAACATAGGGATATTCTTGGCATTGCCGTTCACTTCAAGAGAGGTGTCCTTAGTGTAGTTAAGGGTCTGAACGCTGACGCACGTCACATCGACTGCTATCAAACTCAAATTCTTTGTGGCTGTGTTACCGCTATCATCGGTTATCACGGCTTGCAAAGGTATCTCGCCTGCACTTGTGCCAAGACTGCTAAGGTCGAAGCTGAAGGAGAAGTCTTCGTTGCTTGCGCTCGATGCCTTCTTGGGTTCAAAGGTGGCGACGGTCTTTTTGGTGGTACGGTTGACGAACGCAACCTTCATGATGCTGTTGTAGTTCTCCATGCTGCCCACCTTAGTCACACTCATAATGGACGCTTCGGCTATGAACGTACCGCCTGCCTTTTCGTACAATGGGTTTTCTTTCCACTGCACGGCAATGATGGTTCCACTACCGCCACCACTTCCAGTGCCTACGGCAAACTGCTGCTCGTCGCCAATGGTGTCACCTGCCGAGTTCACCATTGCGACCTTTATAACGCCTTCGGTTTCTGTGTCTACCTTCAAGTTCGTGGGGATGAGGTTATAGCCGCCACCAGTGGACAGGGCATCCTCACCGCCTTTCTCTAAGGTGTCTTTGGCTGTCAGCTTGCCGCCACCGCCAAAGTCTTTCCATAGACCTACTTCTTTGAAGTCGCTTATCTCGCCCTGGAACTGCTTGGTCTCCATTTCGTTCTCACCAGTCTTGTAGCTTATCACAAGTCCTCGCTTGGCATAGTTCACGCCTGTCTTCTGCTGATAGGCGATAAGGGCATCTACGGCACTACCTAATGTATAGGCTCCACCAGTAGGGGTACCGCAAAGCTCGTCAATGACAAGGTGGGTCTCGCTTCCTGCTGCGAGCGAGCCGAAATCTTTCCAGTTGTCGGTGTCAAACCAGTTGTTCTCGGTTACTGTCTTTCCAACATATTGGTAGGTCTTCCAAATGCCTGCGCTCAACTCGAAGGAAACGATAAGACCGCTAACGGCTTTCTCGTCTTTCCATGCTGCATGGATGGCACTCATGCTCTCGTTGTCGCTGTCGCATAGCACATAGTAGCCACTTATTGGCACCTCGGTTGTGGCGTTGAAGATGCTTGCAGGAGTGTTCTTCGGGGCAATGGCTACCATGTCGCCACCCTTCCAAATGTAAGGGAGGCAGTTTGTAAGGTCAAGGTATAATTTGCTCCTGTCTGCTTGGGTTTTCATCCAAGATACTTTATACTGACCTGCGACTCCATAGCTTTCTCCTCTGAAGAGTTCCTTTGTGTTCGGTGCATACCAATAAGCTCCTTCTATTGCAACTGGAGTTACAACAATCTGACCGATTTCAGTTGAGGCGGTTTTGTTGTTCATCCAATAGTTTACTGGAATTATCTCGTCAAACGCATCGGGGATTATTATCGGGTCCAACTTACCATCAACGCCTATCACCGCAACGTCTTTTGCCTGCAACTCTTTTATCTCCTCTGAAAGCTTGTTGAAGCGTTCGGCTGTGATGCCAAGACTTACAAGGTCGCTACCGTCATATCGGTAGATATCGCCTGTCTGAGTATTGTGGAAGATGCTGTACTGGGTTGGGGTTACATTATCATCCGTGTAGTCTCCCTGATTAACCCAACTATCATAATATTGAGGGGTATGCAACTCATTACTACTTGAAGCGAGAAACTTCTTGTGCACAGTGTCCCACACGATATTATCCCATTGAGATACTCCAGCTTTAATAATTTCTACATTTGAAACAAAACCAGCAAATGGAGCAAACTTTAACTTCTTGCCAACGGTTTCTTCAAGTGAATTCAGATTTTTGATAAGCGAGAATATCTCTTTGTTCTCTTGCTCCAAGCTCTGTACGCTTCGGTTGAGCGTATCTGTCTCGTCCTTTCTTTTTACATTCTCCTGCTGCAAGGTTGTGACATTGCTCTCGATTGTGCTGATCCTGCTCCAGTCGAGGCTATCTATACCGCCTGTCTGTCCAGTGTTTTTCCATACGCCTTCTTCGGCACACAGATATACGGTCGCTGGGATGGTGTTGCCAACGGTTGCCCACATGCCCACTTCGGGATTGGGGTACTTAGCTTGAAGGGCTGAAAGACTTTCAAACAAACCACAGTTGGGTTGCTTGACAGCTTTTGCACGCAACACTCCGCCTACTATCAAGTCGTTGTTTACGGAAAGGTCGCCCTCAACGGTCTCCAGCTTGCGAGCCGTAGAACTGGTAACGGTGTTTGCGTTCTCCCATATCTGGTCGTACTTGTTCCAGCGATGCTTAACACCGCCTATGGTAAGGAAATCGCCTTCCTTACCGCCTTCGGGATATTTCGCCCACACAGCGTCAATGGAGCTGAATGAGCCTAAGTTATTGATGTCGTTCATTTCATCAGTTCATTTGCTATGTTAGACATGCTTGCTGCTAAATCGGTTTGCCCTGTGCTCAATGCAACAAGGTATGCCGTGTAATACACAATGGCTCGGTGGAGTTTCTCGCACAAATCTATACCGCCTTTCTCTATGCGTGGAAGGGGTATGTATCGGGCACGTTTCAAAAACACTTTTGAACCGCCAGTGCAGGAATAGAACTCCAACACTTGACCTATTGGTTGGGTCGTTATGGCGACGATGGGTTTCTGAGGACAACCACGAATGCCTGGGTAGCGACTTTGCTGCTGCGCATACAAGGGGTCGTCCTCACTAATGGCTACTGTCACGGCTCGGCTCCAGTCGCTCATCTGAAAAGTAACGAGGCGCATGAAGTCGTCGGGCAATGCTATGAAGCCCATGCCATAACCCACACGGCTCTTCCAACCGATACTCTCACCAAACGCCTTGCCTCCGTCCAATAGGTACGAAGGAGCTTGGTTCTCTACGATGCGTGCTGCATCGACTATCTTGCTCTCGATGATTTCCTCCAAAGAAAGTGTGTCGATGTCGCCAGTTGCCAACAACTGGCTACTGGTCATGTTCTGGTCGAGCGCAATGCGGATTTCACGCTTCAACTCACTAACCTCGTATCTCATGTTCGTTTTCTTAGGGATGAATAAAAAGGGACGGCTACTGTTGCAATGCGGCAGGTTTCATGTGCCGTGCTGACAGTAATAGCACCGCCCCTCGTTACTATTAACTACTACTCGATGCCACGGAACACGATGTTGTGCTCTTCTGCGGCACGAGGCACACTTACATTACTACGAAGGCTGCTTCGGGCAATGCCAAAATTCTCACAGAGATAGTCACGAGCATCGTCAAGGTCTGTAACGTCGATGATTGCCTTGCCGTCGGCTGTTACGGTTGCCTCGCTGTCTTCTACTGTTTCTGCTTCCGTGTCATCAGTAGACTCCTCATCGTCGGCTGGCTCCGTCTCTTCATCGTTGATGGGGTCGCTCATAGGCTCCTCATCGTCGGCTGACGCTGCTGCTGGTGTCTTTGATGTGCCGTCAGCATCAAGAGCTGTTCCTGCAATGGCACTCGCTGTTGCTGCCTGCCCACCTAAATGGTTTCCTTCATTGGCGTGCTGACCACGGACAAACTCTTTGAACTTGCCTGTTCCCTCTATCTCTCGAAGGAGGAATATCTTGCCACTCTTGAACTCCTTGCTGTTCTCTATGATTGCCTGCGTCATAGGGTTTTGAGTTGTGAACTCGGCAGGTGTCACGCCATAGCCTGTAAGACTGCCTCCGCTGAAATGTACTTTCACCGTAGCCTTACCGCATTCAATGAGTGCAACCCATTCCATGTAGCCACTAACTCCATACGTTTTTCTTTTTGCGTTCATACTTTATTTATTTTTTGAATGTGCGATACCAACAAAAAAGGGGCGGACGGTGTGACCCATCCGTCCCAGTGTTGTTTAACTTTTCACTGCAATAAGCTCGACTACTCTTCAGTAGCCATAACCTCTCCGTGGAACTCGCTCCATGCAGTACCGTCATACTTCCACATCTGACCGTTCTGCGCCTTAGCGTTGATGCCTGGGCAGTCGCAAATCAGATAATATACGGTGCCTGCAACAAGGTCGCCCTCGGCTGGTGCGGTCTCGGCATCCCACATAACGAAGGCTGTTGCGCCCTCGGTTGCTGCGTCGCCTTCACCGTCAATCCAGATGTGGCAGCTACCCTTCAGTGCAAGGGCATCCCAAACGAGTACACCAGTACGTGTTGCCTCCTCACCGTCTACACGGTCGGTGAAGCTGTGCTCGGTTGTACGCTGATAGTGTACAAGACGATCCTCGCCAATCAATGCACCGCTGTTACTCCAGCCAAGACGGTCAAGGGTCGGCTCACGCTTAATCTCGATGTCACCAAACACGGTGTGGATATTGGTAATCTCCCAACCAAGTTTGTTGGTCTTTACCGTGATGTTTACCTCGGGATGCTTAGAGAAGTCGATGCACTGGATTTCCTCAAGCAGGTTCTTGCCTGCAAGGAGAAGGGCGGTCTTAGGAACGTCCTCGCCAGTGAAGAACATCTTGGCAAGAGCGATGAACTTCTCGTATGTCCACTTGCCCTTGTGCTGCAACTCACGCTTGAACTGCCAACGCACGCCCTCGGTGAAGTAGATATACTGCATACCCAACTTCGGAACGTTCACCTTGAACTTGCCCTTGCGACCTGCCCAAAGGGTACGGTTGCCACGAACCTTGAAGTTCGCAATGGCTTGCTCGGCAATCAATGCCTTAGTGAATGGGATGCGCTTCTTCTGAGAGTCGAAGTAGTCAGATACAATCTGGTTCATGCCTCGCTTCTGGAGATATACTCGACTGGGCTGAGGAACAATGAGGTCGGGGTCTACTTCTTTCTGTGTCTCATAGAGAGCGTTAGAAAGGATGGTACATACGGTGCCTGCTGGGATTTCGGGAATCTTGCAATACTCGTCAGTGGGCTGTGCCTTTGTACCGTTCACGGCACGCACAATGGGGTTGCCGCTGGCTTGGTCGTGACCGACTACGAACAACTGCAGAGGCTTGCCTACGGTCTTTGTCTTACCGTCTTCTGCATAGCCGTCTACGCCTTCCACAAGCAAGGTGCCGTATGGGCGTGGAATGTTCTGGTCTTCTGCACTGAGCTGAAGGATACCAGTGTTGCCAGTGGTGGCTTCAAGTTTTGCACTTGTGGTTACAGAGCTGCGTGGCTCGTCAATCATAAAGTGGTCTACCTCGGGAGAGTCAATCTTGACTTTCTTTGCTTTGAGCATGAGGTTCATAAGAGGGGTGTCGTCCGAATTGAACTTAAAAAGTTCATCGTCGATGTCTACCTCTACAAAGTTACCGCCATCAATACCGCCTGTTGCTTCGGCTGCACTCGATACGGTTGCAGGTGCGCCACCTGCCTGGGTCTGCAAACCTGCCGTGCCAGTACCTACGGCTACGGTGCCTGTTGCTACGCTTACTTCTTCTGCCATAGTTTTAACAATTTTAATGGATTTGAATTATAATTACTTACTCGCTTTACTACTTGGCTTCCTCTGCAAGACCGAAGATGCCACGGTTTGAACGCTTGGTAGTTGCGCCACTTCCCTTGCCGCTGTTGAGGTTAGGAATGCCGTCACCCTTTTGTCGCTTGCGCAACTTCTCCTCAATCTTGGTGTTCTTGCCTCTCACTTCGCCTTCGTGGTTTGCCTCTTCAACAGCCGTGTCGTAGTTCAGTGCCTTCATTGCCATACCAATGGTCTCGGCTGTGAACTTGCCCATGACAGCATCACGAGTAATGCCAATGAGAAACTCCATTGCTCCGTCTACCTGCTCGTCGCTGAGTCCGTTCTGCTGCTGATAGTCGGAGATTACCTTCAAACTCTCTTCGAGGTTCTTCTGATAGATGCCGTCAAGTTCCTTCTCTTTGGCGACACGTTCAACAAATTCTTTGTTGGCGTCGGCAATCTCCTCTTGGCGGTCGGGGTCGTTGATTGCATCGGCAATGTCAGTACCAAACTGGCGGACGAGTTCTACGGCTGGGTCTTTGCCGTCCTTCCAGTTCATGAGGAATTTAGCACTACGAGGGTCGCTGCTGAACATATCACTGAACTTGCCCTCACGCTCCTTGTACCCCGACAACTGCTTGTCGTAATCATCGTAATCATCGTTGATTTGACCGAAGAATACTTCGTCGTCGTCGAAGTCACGGTCGGGGTACTTGCCTTTCATGCGCTCCTTGAATTGGTCACGCTTGCTTTTAACTTGGCTATTTTCAACCTTTTCCATATTTGCTTTGATTTTTCGATGATTATTGATGCAAAAATAACACGGTTTAGGCGTTCAATACTTTTATTTATTTCAGCACAAAACATTAACTTTGTCTATACACTTGAACTGTCAAGTAGCTGCAATAACAATCTGAAACAACTTACTTTACCGCATCGGTGGAAACTTAATAATGAAACATAAAGGAAGCAAATTTGAGTATGAAGAGGAACGTGATAAAGACCTCATGCGTGCATATCGTGAACAAATTGCGATATGCGACACTATCGTGCTTTCTGAAATTTTCACTAAGGTGGTACTCATGCCTGCATCAAGATTTTGGGTTAGCGAGGAAAGGGCGTGTATCGTCATTGGAAAGATGATGCGTGGCGACTCGTTGCATAAGATGAGACCTACAACAAGGGAAATGTACCTTGAAATTTACAGAAGGGTTTGCAGCATAAAAAAGGAGCAACCTAACAAACCGCTTTCGGAAATAGTCTTCCAAGTGGTTGGTCAGCCTGCTCCACAATTCTATCTTACACCAGACTCGGCTCGGGTTATTGTCACTAAGATTAAGCGTCGCTTCTACGAGAAAAACAAAAAACGATTGCGACACATGTTCAACAGCATATAAAACGGCAGGAGGTACTTTCCCTTCTGCCGTTTATATTGTTGCTGCACTTATGGCTCGCTTGCGCTTCACTGCCATTCGCTTCATTCTTGGAACAATGGTCGGAACCTCCATTTCGTAGAAGCAGATATGCAAACCAATGGCTCGTGTCATTAGCAGGTCGTCATGCTTGCCAGTGATGGCACCAAAGGCTCCGTTCTTTTTCTTCTCGTAGCATAGATACTCGTCAAGACAGCGTGCGTCTCGTTCCACATACAACTGCTCACGGATAACCTTAACAAGCGTACTGATGATTTTCGGCTTTGTAGCAACGTTGGTATGGAAACCATATTTCTTTGGCTCGCCTTCTTGTATCTCTTCGTCGCTCTGCTTACGGGCATAGAGGTTACTATATACGTCCTTTATTTGGTTGAGGATATAGCCAGACATATCACCGTCCACCTGTCGCTCCTTGTCATGGGTCTCGAGCGTATTACTTTCTATCACAAGCAGGGCGTTGTCATAGAAGGCTGCTATCTGTGCTGCCTTCCACGCCAACATATCCATGTCTATGTGCCCGTACCATTGTGCTACTACTACTGGCTTGCCGCCTTCCATTTGGTTAAGACGGTCAAACACTACGATTACACTCCAATCGGCTTTCTTACCTCTACCGCCAATATCCACAACAACAAGATAGCGGTCGGTGACTTCTTCTTTATCATCAACATCTGGCTTTGACCATACCCACAACAAGCCTTGCTTGTCTTCTTTGAAGCGGAGGTTGCTAAGTGCGTCCTCGCCTTCGTCGCCATCGGCATACACGTCGCCAACATACTTTGGTGCCTTGCAGCACTTCTTGAACTTCTCAACATTGTATTTGTCGAACACTCTTGCTCCACTATGAACAAAGGCTTCAACATCATCACTGGGGTACTCACTCGCCATGTCGCCATGATCTGTGTACTTGCTGCGCTCCAATATGTACCAGTTGATAGCTTCGAGGGTTGCGCCCTGCTCCCACAACCACCATAGATATTTGCCGCTTTCCTCACGGTCACTGGCTGCGTTGGCATTGTTGCGGTTCTCCCATAGCTTGGTGGCAAAAGCATTGATGTCGTCAATGGGAGCCGAATACTGCTCAATCTCAAACCAAGAAATAAACAGAGCCTCAAACTGTGATTTGTTGTTCTTGGCTGCATCATACTCTCGTTGGAAGAAGTTGCCAGTACCGTTTGCTGTCGATTCGTACACAATCATTGTGTAGGGCTTCAGCAAAATACCAGAGCAAGCGGAACGCACAATCTGCTCGGGGGTCTTACCGTCTGTCGTTACCCATAGACCAACCTCGGTACAATGTACAAGGTTGTAGTCGCCACCTCGGGAAGAGTTCGGCTTCTCGGCTGTGCCTACCTTTATTTTGCAGTTCCTTTGAGGAATACGGTGTATGTTACCACTCTGTCCTACACCTACTATCTTTGGTTCTGTCTCGTTGTAGGCTTCGCCCATCTCATAGAGCATACTTACAGGATACTCCTTGATGAGCTTGTCGAACATGTCGTTCACCTCGGTAGAGGCATCTTTCACATGACCGACAATAAGGCTGTTCAAACCTACCTTATGTACGAGCTGCAACCACGCCATGTATATCTGGGTGGCGGTACTGCCTCCCCACTGACGTGCTTTCAGAAGGATTAGACGGATTGGTTTGCCCTGCAATCTGCGACGCTCAAAGCGCATTATCAACTTGCGCTGCGGTCGGTTCAAACGAAAATGTACGTCCTCACCACCTCCTTTTTGTTTGATGAAAACGTACATTGCAGCCCAAAATGCGAAGTCATGCTTCGCTCGAAGCCGAACAAATTGCTCTATTACCTTTTCCTTGTCTTCCTCGGAATACTCCACATTCATGTAGTCCTCCAAGAATTTACGGATGCTTCCTGCCTCTAAGAGCTGCTGCACAAGTGGCACCTTTAGCATCGACAAAGGAACGTACTGAACAGGAAAGGGGAAATCTTCTATCTCTATTTTCTTCCTTTCGCCTATGCTGCCTTCGCCAGTGATAGGATTGAACTTGGAACGTATCTCGGCATTGCGCATACGGTTCAACGCTATTAGCTTGGCTACGTTTTCAGACACGACAAGGGCGGCTGCATTGCGAACGGATGCAGCCTCTCCTCTTGTCTTTGTGTCCTTTGCTATCATAGATATGGAAGATTGATAGTTCATTTATTATGCAGCATGACGCAACATGCCCCATGCCTTGTTTACGGCATCCATGTTTGCGCCCTGCTGTGCTTGTTTCATAATCTCTGGTGACAATGCCTCTGGTGTCTGACCATTCTCCAACTGCTCCTGCTGACTGTTGAGGCTCTGCAACAACTCGTCGGCAAATGGGAAGTCGCCATGTTCAAGCAACTGCTGCAAGGTGATTTGGTTGCTGCGCCAAATTTCCATAAGGAAGTCGTTTGCCATCATGCGGTAGGCAGGTGTGCTGGTGCTCTCAACGATTGATAAGTCAAACTCGATGTCTCTAATCTTCTTCGGGTCGTACTCTATCTGTGTGCCACTTCTGCCAGATATATTGAACACACGCTTCGAGTCATAATACTGCTGCATGTTCTTCACATCCTTATAGGCTGCGTCAATAACAAACTGGCTGAACGACTCTAACAGGTCAAGCAACGAGGTGGTGGCGTTCTGTGTCTGCTGAGAGTACAGCGAAGCACTCATGCCACTCATGCCTGGTTTGCCCTGCAAAGCTCCGTTCACTCCGCTTATCTCCTCGAAGAACTTTAGTTGCAAGTTCAGCAATTCGGTGATGCCGATATTCGTTGAATTGTTGGCAATCTGCTGCGGAAGCACCTTCGTGTTCTTTGCCTTGATAGCAATAACACCATTGAAGCGGCTCCACTCGTCGGCAATGTCGTTGATGTCCATGCCTTTAGGCAGACACTCTTCGGGGAACAGCAACACGCCCTTAGCACTCGCACGCATAATCCAGTCGTATAGGGTGATGAGGCGGTTGGTGTAACGCTGTTGGTCTATGACATCGCTCACAAAACTATGTATCTCTCCGTCAATGTATGGGTACGCCTTGAAGATGTAAGGGTGGCTCTTGTGCTCGTATGGAGTTTCACCTTCCCTAAGTATCTCGCCTGTCGGGGTCAAGTGGTAGTAGTACCAGTAATCGTCCATAAACCACTTGGCTTTGATAAGCGGAATGTCGTCAATGTTCATGCCTTGCTCAAGTCCACGTCTTATACGGTCGTTATTGACAACTTCCACCATATCGTGATAGTCATCAACGTCAATCTTATATACGTCGCCATTGTTTGGATCGTGACAACTGTAACGTGGCTTGCTCTCTTTACGCCATACCTCAATTACACGGCATCGTGTGTTGTCGCTGCAAACAAAGAAGTCGAGGTTTTTTATTGAGCTGTAACCGAAGTTCTGCATATACGACTGAAACAAATGGCGGTCATGGCACCATGAGTATATGTTTTTAAGTCGCTCAACGTCGGCTGGGCTTTCTGCATATTTCTGTAGAAGCGTCTCGTAACTCATATCATGCACCTCACCGATGAAGTTGCAGTCCCAACCTCGGAAATCACGCATGTTTGAGTCTATGAAGAAGTTGTTGGGCTGAACATAGTCTGTCCAACAGTCCAACTTGTCATTACGCCAACCAAACCATTTACGATGAACGGCAAGACCGCTTATAAGATACTCCTCCATTGTACGAGCATACACGTCCGACATGCGGTTCAACTGCATGTTGCACTGGAGTATTGTACTCATTGTCTCGCCAAGTTTCTGCTCGTCACGGTCACGAGCTGTACAGATTGGCTCCTTTGCTTGCTGACGATATACACCAAGCACGGTATTGACAAGTCTGCGGATGAGGTTATTCTTCAAAGGAACGTTGCCTTGCTGCTTGATATACTCCTCCTCGGTCATCCATTCTCCGTCAACCTTGATGCGGTCTTTCCATTGGTCGCCATAACAGTAACGCTTGTTGCGCTCTCTGTCCTTGCGGAAGAGGTACATGTTATTCCAGTACATCTGCGCCTCCGCAAGTATCTCAAATGCTCTACCGCTATTGTGAGCCTTTGAGTATGCCACCGTATCAAGGGTCGGGATTTGCGCTCGGATACGGCTCATAGGTAAAAGTCTTTCCGTCATAACTATTTGTTTTATGAGTGTGTGAACATTGGTGTGCAAATATACAACACCAATGTCACACACGCTTTTTATTTATTTACGCTTACTTCTTTCTCGCATCGTCAAAGGCTCGGATGCGCATTACCATTTCTTGCTTTAGAGTGTTTATTTCCGCTTCGAGTTCCTTACGCTCTTGGTCGTCTGTGGTCTCTTTAAGTTCGTCGCTGAGTTCCTTCACATCGTAGTAATACTCGTCCACAATCTCGTAACGTCCGTATTCGGGTGAGTTATACATGAAGTCAAGTTTCTCGGCTGCACCAATGATACCTTCTGAGTCTTGGTTCTCGTAGTGGTCTACAAGTCGCTTGGTCTCACGATACTCTCCGCAATACTTCCAGTACTCGGCATTATATCGCTTGGCTGCGGCATTCTCGTCGCCACTCTTGATAACACGGCTTGCCAAGAGGATGTTGCTCCAGTCGAAATCTTGCTTTCCTGCAACCATCTCGCCTGCCTTAACCATCTTGTTGGCGGTGGTGGATATTCCACCGAAGACTCCTTCAAATAAATGTTCCAACTTAGAAGGGTTCCAGTTTGCCCAACCTCGCTTCACATCGTCGCCTCCAGTAACCTCGTTGCACCACTTTGAGAAATCAACTACCAACTGATTGGTACGCTTACTTGCCTTTGTCCATTCGGGATCATCCTCGTTGTAAGGAGTCTTGCGGTAGATTGGCATTCCCTTCCAGTCTTTGTTGTTGGCGTTTTCAACAAATGGCTTGACGTATGAAGGTGAAACGGTTGACCAACTCATATCACCATCGCTCTCCATAAGGTCGAGAGGTAGCATTGAAGACATTGAGCCTGCTATTTCTTTGGCTATCTCCTTGCCACTCATACGCTCCTTGCCACTGGCTAAGCTGCTGAATAGCTCTCCAAGTCCGTAGATGGCTCGTTGCTCGATGCCAAGAGGAATACTGCAGAAGCTCTTTGTACCTGGTATCTTGAAGCAGATGTTGCTACGACGAACATACGAGGGTAGGTTCCAGTAATCATCATCGTCACCACCACCAATGCCTGCAAGCATGGCACCAAGAAGGAACAAACCTGCATCCATTGCAAGGGCTTTGGCGGTATGGTGCTTGTGAAGACTCGCAAAGTTGGTCGTACCCTGTACGGCTGCGTTCCAGAATACATAGAAGCTGCGTCCTATTCCGCTTGTGAAGGCTCCAAAATTACCGAACTTTGTCTGACCAGTCTTGCCCAAGAACGTACTGCCTGCGCCCTTCTTGTTGAAGTTCACACTCACTTCTTTTGCATCCCAAACGCTACGCTCTACACTGCGTCCCATTTGGCGACTGGTAAGATAGGCGGCAAAACGAGCACAGTTCTCTACGCTGCGGTTGATGTCGTCCAGCTTGTCACTAAGAAATTTCCATGCTGCTTCGGCAGGGATGCTTGTATCCTTCATGCGCACATACTTCTTGATGAGCTTCTTCTGCTTCTCGATGTCCTTCACTACGGTGTAGCCTGTCTCACCGCCATTCATCATGAACTGGTGGAAAGCTCGCTCCATTTCGTTGTTCATGTCAAGTGTTCCGCTGTTGTGCTTCTGCAATAGCTTATAGAGCATAGCAGGATTGCACTTCAAGAAGTTCTTGTTGAATTTGATGGCGTAATTCGGTGTCTCTCTTACCCACATGGTGCTGTTGGCATACATCGCATCACGAAGGAAGTTACTCAACACGAACTCGGGGTTGCGAGTCGTATAGAAGGCTGACATCTGACGGTTCACATATTCGCCCATCTTCAAGATTGCGCCAACGGCACCTGTGTTCTCGTTGTCGGGATTGGTAAGTCCGTTGAGGGCTTGCGCCACTCTCGGACTACCATTGATGGTTAAGATATAATCCTCTCCTCCCATTTTCACATGAACTTGGTGTTCGTTGAGGTTCTTGCCAAGTGCAATGTAAGGTATGTTGGCTGCATCCTTGCCTCGCTTGTAATGGTCGGGGTCTGACTCTGCAAGCTGGCGCATCTGCTCCTCGAAGGCTTCGGTCTTTGCAAGTACATCGTCTGCACTATCGTTCTCGTCGATGTTGGCGGTTACGGCTTCCCATTGGTCTTGCACATCATCGTAGCGGAGCCACATCTTGTTTACGCTGACGGCATCGCTCGGATGGTTCATGGCGAACTTCAAGAACTTCTGCTTCATCATATTGCGATTGCCCTGCACAATGGCACAATCTGCCATGTTTGCAATGGTCGCTATTGGGTCGTCAGCTATGCTCTTACGTCCTTCTGCCTTTTTCAATGGACTGCTGAAACCACTCTTCTCATGTGTCAGATAGCTATACACCTCGTCACTGGTGGTTGCGTCGAAGCCTCGCAACGGTATGTAGTATTCGTACATGCTGTTGATTTCATCGAAGCCTTCCTTACTTAGCAAGCCTGCTTTGTAGGTCTTCTCCAATGTAGCTTTGGTGCAAGCGTTTACTCTTCCCCAGAGTTGGTCTACATCGTGGTTGCCTTCAAAGGTGAGGACAAACTGCTTGGCTAACGACTCGGCTGTTGCAAGGTCGTCTTCGCCCATGAGTCCAGTGATACCGCCATAGTCACGTTCACGGTTCTCATTATACAGCTCGTCCACTCGGTCTTGCATGCGCTGCTTCACATCATCAAGGGCATCGAGTGCGTCTTGGTCAAGTGGGTCGTTCTGTACGGCTCGCTCGGCTGCTTGCAAGTCCTTGCCTAACTCGTCCATTGCCGTTTGCTCTGCGGCTCGTCGTGCCATGACCTCGTTACGTTCCAATCCGTGCTTTGCCATCATGTACTGGGTAACCTCGTCACGGCTGCTGTTCTCCTTTGCAAGGTTGTGTATCTCGTCAAGCATAGGGTTAAACAGCAACTTGCCGTAGATGTCCTGCTCGGCATGGTTCTTTGAACTTAGGGCGTTCTCTGCCATGTAAGCGTTCTCGAAATCCTTAACCTTCTCACCAGTGGCTTCTGCAATGTGCTCCATCAATCTGCGCAATGACAACATACTGTCCTGCACGGCTTCACGGAACTGATACATACCGCTTTGTATGGTACGCTCGTAGCGGTCTCGCACAATGGCTCGGTCTCGCTCGTCCATTACATCACCGTCACGATACATATAGCTGTCGCCATCAGCTACCGAAGCTGCGGAATTGCCAGTCTCCTCTGCGAAGTTTCCAACCTTCAAGTCCATTTGCTTGCTTATGTCTTCTGCTTCGCCAAGAATACTACGATACCTGCCTGGCTCCTTCAAGTTCTCATAGCTGCGCCACAAAATATAGCGAAGGTCGGCATCAGTAAGGGTTTTGTTAAGAACGAGTCCTGCCTTTCTAAGCATATCGAGGAAGAGGAACTTTATCTTGCCCCACCAACTCTGGTATTCGGCACGGTCAAAGTTCGTGTCTTCTGCCATGCCTGCAAGATACTCCTCGGTTGCAACCTTGAAGTCCCAGTCGTTCTTGGCGGCAAGTCTGTTGATTGCTTCTCGTATCTCCTTGCTGGCGTTGTTATAGACATTCTCCAAGAATGTGTCAAAGTCCTCGCCAAACAACTCACGGAGTCCGTGGTGTGCTACACCCTCATGCAGGATGGTGCGCATAACGTCCTGTCCGCTTGTATGGTTAGGAAGGATGATTACTATCTTGCCTGTCTTCGTGTAATACCAACCTTTGGCACGAGCACGTCTGCCAGTAAGTCCCTCGGTGTCGGTCTTCACCTCCACATTCAAGCCAAGTTTTCTTGCCACATCATTTACGCTGTCAATAGCTCTGCGTGTCTGACGCTCAACGAAAGCGGCTTTTGCTTGCTCTGCCTTTGTTGGCTTACCATTTCTACGACGTGGTTTCTTGGTCTCAGCAAGTACACTGCGCCAAGGACTAACCTCTATGGCATTGCCGTCACTTGTAAAGGTGGCGACATAACTATCATACTTGGTACGGAAAGCATCCAAAAGTCTATCCTTGTTGGCAAAGATAGCGTTCAGTCCTTCTACCGCATAACCTCCATTTCTCCAGTCCAATTCAATAGGAAGTACTTGTCCGTCTTCAAAGGCGGTCTGCTCTCGCTGAAGCTCGTTCTTTTTCTGCTGCTCATAGAGACTCTGGTAGTAACTTGCGTCCTGCTTGTTCTCCTTGATTGCTTTCAGAAGGTTCTTGTCGGTAAAGTCGAGGTCTCTACGAACATAACCAGGCATTGACATGGCTATCGAACTTTCGTCATGAGCTGGCTCCAGTTCGTTGTAGTCGAAGGTCTCTGCCTTACGCTGCAAGCCTGCCTCATCAAGTCCCAACTCTTTCAGACGTTCTGCTGTCATTGGCTCACCACTCTTTCTGTCGTACCAGTCACCACCTGCTTCTTGGTTGAGTTTCTTCGCTTCCTCATCGGTAAGGGCACGCTTCACACGGTAGGCTCCAGTGATGATCATGGCAGGAATGTTCGGGTTGGCATTGGTGCGGTAGATGTAATAACCGTCCTTCGGTATGTATGGTAGTCCTGCTTGACTGTGTTCATACTTGCCGTTGCCATTCACGCCATACTCCCACGCTTCCAACTGATAGTCTCGGTCGGCTGCATATTCCACCTCGAAGAAAACCACGTTATCGGGAAGACGGTCACGAACTCCCTTTGTGTCGCCTTCTACGGCAAACTGCGATGCGTTAGGATAGGCGGCAAGGTGCTTGCCTGGTCTCCATGCAAGGGGTGCGCCCTTTGCGTCTCGCACGCTCACTCTGCCTCTTGTGTTCTGAATAGGCTCGCCTTGCTTGTCTCGCTTTATCTTGCCAGTGTCGGCATTGAGCCAAGTGTGAGGTGGTGCGCCAACTGCCTCGTCAGCTATCATCTTTGGATGAAGGGTTACGCTGCCATCCTCATGCTGCTTTACGATGAACACGGCATAGGCGGTCTTCGTGTGTTTCGGGGCGGTCTGCTCACGGAGTGAATAGCGGAGGTCTTTATCCTCTGCTGTTGCATCGGGCAACGAGTCACGGAAACGCTTGTCGTCGTCCGTGTCCTCGTCGGCTTCGTCAGCCTCTGTCACTCCAGTAGCTGCTTCTACCTCGCTATCCATTTCGGCATACTTCTGCTCCTTCTCTTCGAGTTCCTTCTTCATAAGCTCGGTGTACTCGTCAAGATGTTCGTATGCCTCGGACAGTTCCTTGTCATACTGGAAGGGCTGTCCTTCACGGCTCTTCACCTGCTCCAGCTCGCCTTTCATACGTTCAGCCAAGTTGGTGTTTCGGGTTAGCTCTTCTCGGAAGCTGTCACCACTAACAACGTTCTCGAAGATGTCCTCGATGGCGTTCTTGAACCAAGCACCGCCTTTCTCGTTTTCCAAACCAAGTTCGGGGCACGAATAGGTGATGCTGCGTGAAATCTTAGTGTCCACTGCACCATAATGGTTCACCAACTCCTTCTTCTGGGTGGTGGTTATAGTGAAGGTGACATCGCCAATCTGAACATCTACCTTGCGTGTACGCATATCTTCGCCACTCGACTTACGCATTTCTTCGGCTGTCTCGTTTACCTTTTTGTTGAGGTCAGCAAAAAGGTCTGACATGGCGTTGATGTCTGCATAGGTCTTCTTGCCTACCTTGATTGCAGGTGTCGCATTTTCACCGAAGGCGGCTGCAATGGCATCCAACTGCTGTTGGGCGGTGGCCGCTCTTTCTTCAGCACGCTCAATCTCTCGATTGATACGAGGAATAGCATTGTGGACGTAGGTCTGGTCGGCTTCCCATTGCTTCTTCTTGCTCTCATACTTGCGAACCTCACGCTCGGCTTGGTTCTTCAGCATTGCATACTGGCTACCCGAAAGCTGTGCTACGGTGTCACCGAATACGTCTTCATCCTCCTCCATGCTACGGTCTTCCATGCTGTTCTGCAACATCGACTTGCCCTTCATGATTGAGTCGGCAATGGCTCCCTTAGTCTTCAGTCGCTGATATGCGGTAACGTCGAGTGAGTCCTGCACACCGAAACGCAAGATGCGGATTGGAATACCCATTACCTTATGCAGGTTGCCTTGACGTGCAATTCGACCATTGCGCTGAGTGTAGTCCATTGGACGGTTTGGTGCATCCAAGTGTATGAGGGTGTGCAAACGCTCTTGAATATTCACGCCTGTACCAAGTGTGAAGGTATTACCCATAATCACACGGATTTCGCCACGGTTCACCTTGTCGAAGATTTGCTGCTTCTTCTTGATAGACATGCCAGAACGGATGATTACCACCTGCTCGGCTGGCACACCTTGCTCAATCAGTTTCTTTCTGATGTCTTCGTAGAGGTTGAAACCGCTGTGCTTGTTCTGATAGTTGTCGGCAAACAGAGCAACGGTGCCGTTATACTTGGCGGTCTCTTTGAGAGAGCGTAAGGTCTGACGCACGGCTTCATTGGTCTTGCTGTTCTTATCATCCTCGGCATCTGCCATAACAAGACGAGCATCAACGGCTGCTGCTTTCGCTATGCCGTACATGGTCAAAGGAATATGGCTGTTCTCCTTCTTCTCCTTGCCACTCATCTTGTCGTACTCGTTGAGTTGCTCTTTCACAAACTTCATGATGCTGCGTAGAGCACGAGTCTGAGGAAGATAGATGTCCTGCGCCTGTCCACCTTCAATGTCGGGAACATTGTCCTTTACGGCTTTTGCTTCATCAGTGCGCACGGTATCAGCAACGCTCGACCAGATGCGAACTAACTCGGGAAGGTTCACATAACCTGCAAAACGGTTTACTTCTTGGAACTTTGCATTGGTTTTGAACTCCAGCATCTGTGTCAGATTACCGAAGTTGCGCACAAAGTCGTCGAAGTAGTAGATGTCGTATGCCTTCATTGTGTCGGCTGGCATCAAGTAACGCATGAACGTCCATATCTCGGCTGCTGTGTTACTGATAGGTGTACCAGTAGCGAAGATAACATTACGTCCATTGTTCTTCTCCAGTACGGCTTGGGTCTTCAGATACACGCCTTGCGACTTCTTTGAGAACGAGGGGTCGATACCTTTCACTCCTCGCTGCATGGCAGTAGCGAAACCAAGATGCTTGTATTCGTGAGCCTCATCAACGAGAAGGGCATCAATGCCCATATCGTCAAAGTCTTCCACATCGTCGGTCTGACGGTCAAGCATCTCCTTTGCCTTTACGGATGCGTTCTGCTTTGCAACGGCTTCTTTCTTGCCGTCACGCTGCTTACGCTTGCCTGCCAACGCCTCTGCTAAGGCTCCCATTTCGTCCTTGCATTTCTCGATTTCCTTCTCGGCTTGACGGATGATCGGATTTTTGTCATTGTCGGAGTCGGCTTCACGCATCTGCTCCAACACCATCATCTTCTCATCTATCTTGTCTTGGATGAAACGCATCTGACGTTCCTCACTATCGGGGATGCGCTCAAATACCGACTGGGGTACAACAATCATATCCCAATCGTTGTACTTGATTTTGGCGTAGAAATTCTTTCTGCCTTCCTTGTCTCGGTCTTTGTCTTCCAATGTGAGCACCTTTGCATTAGGGTATAGCTCCTTTGCACTTGCCACGAACTGACCAACGGTAGCGTTCTGTACTACAATCATTGGCTTCTTGGCTGTGCCGAGTCTGCGCATCTCCATTGCTGTGCTGATGAGGGTGAACGTCTTGCCAGTGCCCACCTCATGGGCAAGCAACAACGGCTGCATCGTACCACGGATGATAGCCTTCGCCTGGTGAGGGCGCATCTTGAACTTATGGTTGGCACCACCGAAATACTCTGGAACGAACTCGTCGCTGATGGTAAGAGGAACGTAGTTGTTGAACTGCTCGTTGTAGGTGCGCTCTATACGTTCCGACATGTCGGCATCGTTCTGCATCTTCTGACGTGCCCACTCCTTGAAGTCAGCTCTTATCTCGTCTATCTTTGCGGAACATGCCTGTGTTGCCTCCTTGTCAGTAATAGTTTCAGTTGTCTTGCTGGAACCATAGCCAACAGTATGCGTCTCGCTGACGGTGATAGTCTTGTTCTGCAACGCTGCTTCTATAAGGTCTGTGCCAAGTATTAGCTTCTGCACCACCTGTCCACGCACGCCCATAGCCTTGTTCTTCTCGTAGCTGGTGTAGTATGGGGTCTTCATAAACCACGTACCGCCAACATTGGTGAGCTGAACATCTACGTCGGTACGCTCCTTGATATAGTCTGTGTATAACTTTGGATCTACCCAAGAGCTACCTAAAGTGAACTCTATCAAGTGAGAAGGAATATCCATAGGAATTACCTTGCGCAATGCTTCGACGTTGGCAGAATACTTGCCGTCGGTATTGGCTTCTTCTGCTTGTTTCAGCTTCTCACGCACGTTTCCACTTAGGTATTCATACGACACCTCCATCTGCATGGTGGCAGGGTTCTCATAGCCTAAGCCTTTCTCTACGATTTCTTTCTTTACGTCTTCCTCACTCTTGCCTAACTTGTCGGCAATATAAGGAACATCAATGCGTCCATATTGGTAGATGCTGGCAATGATGCCGTCCTTCACGTTCTTTGGATCGGGAGCCTTCTCCTTCTCAACGACACGCTGGCTGAAGATGTCGGTCTTGTCATACTTCTCAACCTTCTTGCCGTTCTTGTCGCCAACCTCGCTGTATTTCTCCAATGCAAGGATTGTCGGGAAGTCTACGTCATTCTTTAAGAACGATATACTTGTGTTCTTATGCAAGTGTCCGTAGGTCTTAACGAAGTTGTCAAAGGCATCGTTCAACTTATCAAGCAACGGCTGCAGACCATTGTCACTCTCATTCTCGGTCTGATAGGAGAGTACATCTGCAAGTGCGCCCTTTATCGCCTGGTACCTGCGGAAACATTCTGCCTTCGTAGTACCCTTTACCTTGTTGGCATTGACTGCAAGAGGCACGGCTTTGCCGTATTGGGCAATACAGAGTTTGTCGTCCTTGTCAAGAACGAGTGAACCTTCCTTCACATCATCCCCAAGGTCTTCATACACTGACTCGGATGATGCAGGAGTAGTCTCGCTAACTGCATCTTCCTTCATACCCTCAAAGGTCTTCATCCATGCTGCAAGCATTTCGTTTTGGTTCTTGTCCTTCACTGGGTAGAGTGCCTTGCTCGTCGGACGGTAGAAGTCTTTGTTCTCGAAACCGAAGCGCATTTCACCTGCCATACATTCGGGATGCTCAATGAAATACTTATTGTAGTCCATTGATACGGTGCGTTCCTTATCGGTCTTAGGGTCTTCAAAGGTGGCGGCACGCTCTGCGCTCACGGTGCTTACATCAATGGCATTAGCAGACTTCTTGCCGTTCACTCGCTTACGAATGACGATGATGTCAGAGGTGGCACCAGTACCGCCAAACGTCTGGTTGTTCAGACGGAAGGCACCTATAACATCGGCATTGCCTTCGTTCACAAGCCAGTTGCGAAGTTTCTGACTGCTGTCGAGTGTACCATTAGAGGTAATGAAGATACCAATACCTCCTTCACGGAGCTTGCGCACGTTCTTGGCAATGCAGAAGTCGTGAATGTCACGGAACTTCTTTGAAAGGTCGTTGTCGCCAGTCTCGTCGCTTACATGGAGTCCAGTGACAAACGGCACATTGGTGATTGCTAAATCAACACTACCATTAGGGACTCTTGTCGCCTCGAAGCCTTGCACATCAACCTTTGCATCGGGATAGAGCAATGACAGTATGTTGCCAGTTGTCTCGTCTATCTCCACTGCTTGAATATTGCTGCGCTCGCTCATGTCGGTAGGCATGGCACCAATGATGTTACCGATACCTGCAGAACCTTCAAGCACCTTGCCGCCCTTGAAACCTAAAGCTCGGGCTATATCCCACATCGTATCAATGACACTTGCAGGAGTGTAGTAGGCACTTTTGCGGCTCATCTCGGCTTGTGCGTAGGCTTCATCCCCAAGCAGCTCTTTCAAACGCTTGGCGGTAGGATTGCTCCAATCGTCTTTCTCGACGAATGCCTTGCCAAGACCGCCCCAACCGCTGAACTGGCGCAACACTTTCATCTGGGCAGGTGTGGCTTGCTTGCCCTCCTGCATCAGTTTCTGCATTAACTCAATGGCTTTGATGTTCGCATCTATACGAGCATCTGCACCCTTTGGAGCATAGTCCTTGCCACGTTCCGCATGGTTGTTGTTCACATTCTTCTTCTCAGCAGGCGTTACACCTTGCTTGCTCTCAGATGGTCGAGATAATCCCTTGCTTCCTGTTCCGTCAGACTCAGTATTACGTGAATCACGTCCACCCATTCCTCGTCCGTCAGTTCTTTCAGCTTCATTCCCTGCGCTTCCTCCCATCTGCGCATCCTGCTGGCGTTGTTGTCCGTCTCCCCCTTCTTTAGAGGAGCGAGCTTGTACGTTAGTTTCTTCATTGCTTTCTGTGTTTTGGTTTTCGTTCGTATCTGCAATTTCACCGAAAAGTGATGGCTCCTGCGTCTTCTTTGCTTTCGCCTTCTTCTCTGCCTTCTTTGCAGGCTTATTCTTCTTACGAGCCTTCAACTCTGCATAGCGTTCATCGGTCACCAGCTTGTTGCCACTATCCTTTGGCTTGCTTTTAGGAGCTTCATCGGTCTTTGAAGGCTGGGCTTTCTTTTCTGACTCTGCTTTCTCTTTAAGCTCACCAACAGCCTCCTTCATGTCTGTAAGCGATACTGGCTGCGCATCTGCAACGGCATCAGCATCGTCAAGCACGCTGTCTGCCAGTTTCTGTGCGCTCTCCATGTCTCGCATCAAGAAGCCACCGTCTTCCTTGCTCCACCAACCTTTAGCATCCTTTGCAAGTTTCTTGGCTGCGTTCATCTGCTCCTTACTTAGCTCGCTCTCAAACGTCACAAGGTGCATTGACAGCTTCTTGCCACGCTTGGTTGTGTACTCTTTAGGTGTGATTTTGAACGATTTAACGCCATTCTCTTGGTCGGATGAATCCTTTTCTGTATCTTTGCCATCAGAAGAAAGGCTGCCACCAACGATAGGTTGCTCTGCGGATGTATTGGCAGGTGCATCGAGTGCAGTC